CCCTAGCCGCATCCGAAGCCGCACCCCGAACCGCACCCCAAGCCGCATCCGAAGCCGCACCCCAAGCCGCATCCGAAGCCGCATCTCTAACCGCAGCTACAGCCGCACCCCAGATCGCATTCGAAGCCATATCCCTAAACGCATCCCAGGCTTCAACCCAAATTTCAAGATTTTCTTTTACTGATTCAATTACCCTATCAATATGATGGGCATTTGGCAAATGACTCCATGCGTTCATACAGCATTCTCCATGTAGTTCCTAACCCACTCCAACCGTTGTTGTTCGGTCATCGCGGTATATTCTACAATGTTTTCACGAATAGCATCTACTAGTGGATAGTATTCTTCATCAAGATTATGCTTGATGTCCTTGTTCAAATCTACTAACTTGTCTGTGCGAGGATTGCGAGCAACCCACTTTGAAGTCAAGTAGTAAGGTGATTTGATCTTAGAACTCACACCATTTTCTGTATAGAATACAAATCCCTCATGTCTGCACTCTTTGGCCATTTTTTTCAATTCAGCCATAGAGACATTATACGATTCTGGCAAATGGCAGTTAAACTTCATAGACAATGCGTTCAGAACTTGTGGGTGATATCCTACAGGGCTTTTCCAAATGTTATAGCGATATCCTAGAACATACATACCTGCCTTTTCAGGAATGATATGCGGGTCGTTTGGATGAACACATTCAAACATCACAGTCATGTCTTCGAGTTCTGAGTCAGACATTTCTATTTGCCAGTCGGCCCAAGGCATGTGAGAGATCATCATTTCTTTGGCCATGGCAACATAATCGCTATCTGTGCTTCCAGTAGTAGATACTAACACATCACCTTTGTACCAGGTACAAGCAACCATAAAGCCGTTGACCTTACGAAATGCAGTAACCATGGTATCATCTGGTAGCACAGGGGCAGCCTTTTCAATGCCATAGTTATAGATTTTAGTAAAAGGATACGACATCAAGTTGAAATCCTTGTCCACAACGGAGCCGCGGCACTCTGCGATATAGTCATTCCAAAGGTCGTCGTAGAAGACTTTCTTCTTGTACTTGAGTACATAGATGCCATCGCCGGCTGGCTTCATGTTTACCAATCCGGAAGTTTCCACATACTCTTTCAAATCGTCTTTAAACATCATTACTACCAACCTTTTTTACGATTAAACTCTTTGATTGCGGCCGATCTTTCTTCGTCTGTTTCGTTTCGTTCAGCACGAATAAAAATGCAGCCTTCAACACCACAGCCGCAGACTACATGCATCTCTCGAACAATTTTTTCTGGAGAGTAAACATCTTCACGTTTAAGTATAGAATTCCACACTTCTTGCTCGTGTCTTGCAGCACTGATATCTTTTGGTGAAAGTCTACGTCCCATTTTAATCTCCTAAAATTCTTGCAGCACGGTTCCAAAGAACATGATCACCTTCTCGAAGAACTTCAAGCATTAACCTTTTTTCTTCGAGATATGTTCTAGCAAATTCTGGATCATGCTTTACTATACTAATAGAGTTGCTGATCAAATCTGCTAACTTCACTGTTTTGACCTCAGAAGGCGCTCGACTGATAAATTCACGATCAATTTGCTTACGTTTTGCTCGGTTGCCGTCTTCCTTTTTACTAGGATTGGTTAACCAATCAACGTAAGTAGCAACAGTTTCTCCGAACTCTTGATGAATGGTTTCGAGATTTACACCAGTATCTTCGACAACATCGTGAAGCCAAGCAGCAGCAATCATTTCTGGGTCATGCGGCCTTGTTGAAACAATAGCCGCTACTTCGGCTGGATGCACAATGTAAGGTTCAAAAGTGTATTTACGAAGTTGTCCGACCGCAGCATGAGCCGCTGTGGCAAACACTCTTGCTCGTTCGATCATTTCCATAATTACTCCTTGACATGATGTTCTGTAATGTTGCCAGTCATTGCGTCAGCAATTGCACGTTCCATTTCAACTGCAATGAATCCAGTTGCGTCCATTCCCATGTCACGAGCACGACGATTTTCTAAACCAGAAAAATTACCGTGGCAGTGTCCGTGAAAATGAATTGATCCCCTGTGACATTGATCCCATTCTGCAATTGGATAGTGGAACATACAGATTTTGTGTCCGTTGTAAACAATATCCAAATAGTAATGAATTTCTTCAAAACATCTGCGGAATGATGGGTCATTAAGCAGTTTCCTGTCGTGATTGCCTCTCACTAAAATTTTATGGCCATTGCAACGATTCATGTATTCTGCTGCTTTTTGAGCAGGAAGAAACGCTACGTCGCCAAGTATGTAGACTAAGTCCTCTGGTTGAATAAGGTCATTCCATTCTCGAACCATGGCTTCGTTCATGTAGTTGACATCGTTTTTGAAACGAGCCCTCGATTGTGGGCAGAACTTCATTATGTTCGTGTGCCCGAAATGTAAATCTGATGTTATATATGTTCTCATAGTATTATTATATAGTCAAAAAAAATCTCGGTCAACCAAAAGATTAACCGAGATGTAAAAAATGTATTTTGAATTAACTGGCAAACCAAATTTCTTTGAAACCTTCTTCTTCAGTCGGGATTTCAAAATTTTTGATCATGCTAGCCAAAACGTGTTTTGGAATTTCTTTTCCGGGTCTATTGGCCAATCTGCGGTCAAGTTCTTCTCGTGGAGGAGTCTTAAATACCACAGCAATATGGTGATAATCGGGAAGCATTCGGAATTTCTTTTCCCTACTTTTAACTGTAGTAGAAGTTTGATCCCAAATAATATCTCGATTCATTTCCCTAGCAACAGTGACTTCTTTGGCCATCAATTCAACAGCCGTAGGCATAAATGTGTCAAAGACTTCACTGTAGGTTTTGCCAACTTCTTTGGCATAAATTTCAACCCATTTGTCAGTACTAATATATGCACAGGGCAACGCCCAGTCTTGGCTGTTAACCCAAGTAGATTTTCCCGAACCAGGCACTCCCACCAATTGATAGCATTTAGCCATTTTCTACCTCAAAGTGTTTTTTGATTTCTTCACAAAGCATAGACCCGGACCAAGTCGGGTGACTAGCACAGATTGAATAGAACTCATTAATCATTAACTCACAGAGTTTTCCAGAATAAATTCCATCCCATTCTCTGGGATATTCTTTTCTGTCAACTGCTGCCGATGTAAATTCTATTGCTTCTAGGACTAGTTGAATCGCTCGTTGGCTCATGTCTAATTTTCCTTTTTTTGTGTGGGCGGAAGCCAAATTTTGTTATTCAGTTCATCGTATTCGAACGGCACACCGTTGATGGTGTGCGGTTCGTTTTCGTCGTAGGTCCAGCCTAAGACTTTCATCATCTTATGCTTGACCATCAAGTTAGGGCTTCTGTAGGCTTCAGAGTCCTGAAAGCCCATCATAACACCAACTTCGCAAACGGCTCCAGATCGGCATACACCTGCAACACAATGGACTACAACATCCATTTTAAAGTATAAGGCATGCTTGAGCAACATTACCAATTTAATCGCTTGCTCATCCGTGATTTTGAATTCTTCACCCCACTTGTCATCACGTTCTAAATCTAAAAATTCAAACTGATGAACTTCTTTAAACTTGTGCAAAGGAGTAGGAAACTCCATAGCCGGATCGACGATTTGAATCAGCATAGAATTTTCACCAACACGAATATGATGTCCTTTTGAGATATCTGCTAGTGCTACGTTTTGAATCCATGCCATTTTAATTTCCTTGTGGAGTGTAGGGTCGGATTCGAACCGACGGTTTTACAGTTTTGCAGACTGTTGCATTGGGCCTCTCTGCCACCTACACATTGTACATTTTTTATTCAGGTTTGTCAATATTAAAATTTAATTTTGATTTTAATGCTTCCCATACATTGTAAAATGTGTTGTAATGCCATACAGCACCTGGGTGAACATTGTCTCTTGCAAATTTTGGTCTATCAATTATTGATTCTGGTATTTTGTCTACAGAATTTTTCAAAAAATTGTTGAAATATTCGATGTTAGAAAACTTTGAAAACAGTTTATTTTTTTGATGGTCTTCAACTATGTCCATGTTATTGAGATCAAATACAAAAATTTTTGCATTCAATACTTTACCTAGCAAATCCAAAATAATAAGACTTTTTTCTGTTTGGTATAGTGCATAGTTTGGATCTGAAAAAATCTCAGTCACCATTTCAAATTGTTGATATTTTTTAAAATGATGAGAGTAATTTGGAAACCAACTGCGATAATCTTCTGAATGAAGTTTGAATTCTCTGCGACTTACCCCACTCATTAGATAAAAAATATATTTTGGCTTCAATTGAAATCCAAAATTGTACAAGTTTCTAGCAGCATAGTCTATGCCAGTTCCGCTTTTAGCCAATGACCAAAACGGAATTTTTTTTGAAGTCATTTCACAAATTTTATTATGTAAATGATACGCCCATATTTCATTTATTGGCAATCCGCATCCTTCAGTAAGACTGCAACCTAAAAAAAGAATTGGAAAATCTGAATGCTGATCGAATCCATCACTTCTAAAGTCTTCTTGATTGAATTCGTAGACTATTTCATTTATGCCGTAATTTTTACGGCCCGAATTGTAGTCTCTGTAATTTTCCTCGCTGTCATTACTTAACCAATAAGTAATTTTTCTCATTGTTGCAATTTTACATTAATGGTCCGAGTGGTGGGATTCGAACTCACGACCCTCTGCTCCCAAAGCAGATGCGCTA